ATTGAGCTTCTCAAATTGCCGGTCTGGTCTTGATAAGTTCTGGTATTTCTGGCATCGTTTACAAACTGCTCACCGACCATTGCAAGTGTCATGATAATACGTTCTTCAATGCTCATAACAAACTGGTCAATCTGTCTGTCTGTATCCTGTCCTTTGAATCCTGGTATTAACGGCATATTGACTTTATACCTTCATTTCTACATGGTTTTGATACGGAAACAAATGTAACAACACATGCTCTTTGTCAAAAAACTCCAGTTTTGCATCTTTAGGAACGTTATCAACATCGCTAAACAATGGTGCAGTTATAAAATAGCTATAGCCAATCATATCCCCGCTTTCGGTTATAATGTATCTGCTGTTGTTAGGTTGTATATTGCAGCTTATACTTATGGTAACAAGCGTACCCTCTGCATAAGCTCCAACAGTGTTGAATGTCCCTGGAGTGTGATAACTTATAGTTGCTGTATGGGGATATCTCTGTATTACCATATTGCAGCTCCGTCTACTGTCGGTTCATCAAGACCGTATTTTTGCAGTATAGCTCTTGCCATAGCAATTAACTGGACTGCGTTATACTTGATTGAAGTTGATCCGTCTCTAAATTCAGGATGGGCAGCCAAAGTAAAATATAAGGATGCGGCACATAAGTCTATATCCTTAGAATTACCTGCCGCATAAGTTGCACTGGCTGTCAATCCGTTATCAAGCAGAATCTTCTCCAGCAAGTTATCGTTACTATATTCAGTTTGTGATTGCAAAGCCTCTAAATTTGTCAATTACTGCTCCTTTACCTCAGTTCTTATGCTCCCCAAGTAGTTGTATGTTCGGTATCTAAAATTAAAGCTCTGTCTACAGTTGGCCAACTTGGGAAAACATTACTTTCACCTTTGGTATATTCAGCAACAGGGTCAACATCGCTCCACTTGGAAACCAGTATATTGCCTTTCTTAGCCTGTGTAACCTGCTTAGGCGGGTTAGTTTCCTCTGCAATTGGGCCATAAAGCATATCGCCACATTTTAAGTCTTCTAAGAAAGTAACATACCGGTCAGCTCCGGAAGCATCTAACCAGGGGTCAACAGATACGATAGTATGATTTACATCTTCATAGCTTATTCTGGTATCTATCAACACAATAATTGGCAATCCTTCAGATTCTAAAGCTTCATTTGCCACCGCTAAACTTGGAGCTCTTTTCTTTCTTGTCCCGCCGTATAAAGCATAAGGGGCAACAAAGTCTTTTGTTTCATCAGAAGCCCTGAACTCTACCCATTTGGAACGGTTCATCAGTATATATCTCGGTTTAAGCCCTAAATCACCCGCAGCACTCATTACAGTTTCAATATCGGTAATAGGTTTGGTTGTACTTACTGAAGCAGTCCAAACAACAGATGCTGTTTTCTTATTGTCATCTGGCAACTGGAAGTCAATGGCTTCTTCGGTTACAACACCGCCTGCGTTGGTAGTTCTGCTTAAACTTACACTACCTTTGGATAATGCCTGAAAAACTAACCATTCCATTCTGGCATTTACACCGTCAACAACATCATCAACGTCGTTAAAAACTAAATCCAAAATAGCCTGTTGGTCTGGAGATGCCTGAGCTTTCAGAATATTATAAGTATTCAAGTCATTCTCAGTCATTTTCTTTTTCATTCGGATAGACGGAATGTCTCCAGCCAGTTTACTAACAGTCCTTCTGGTCTTTAATGGTGCAGACACATCATAAGCAACTACATCGGCTGCTACACGATTCCCTTTACTTCCTATTAAAGTTTCATAAGTTAAAAACGGAGTGGATTTTAAAGGAAAGAATGTAGGCCAATACAGTTTCTCAAATACTCGTTCATTCAAGTATGCCTGCAGATTCTTTTTGTTTATCTCTTTTAAAAGTGAGTATTCCATTATGTTTCACCTCATTCATAATTCGTATTTAATTAATTATTTGTCATCATATTACTAAGACTAAGCAAACCTTATTCTGTCGGTTAAACTTGTCTTCTGTGCGGTAGTTACAAAATAGGGTAATTCGGATTCATCTACAGTTCCTCTTACAACAGCCCCTGCAAATAAATTGTCCAGTAAATTCCCCTCATCATCTCTAACCTTGATATTGTTTCTCAAAATAGCATCCGCACTGTGCATTGGAGTTGCAGTAGCAATAGTGGCAGTTTCATATAGAACCCCACCGGATACTGCCCCACCTGTAGCCACTAAAGTATGAGCTACGGCAATAGCAGTTGCAGATACTCTGGTAATTGTTGAAGCGGTTGTTCCATACAGGTATATAAATTCGCCCACTTTAAATAAGTGGTCTTCAGGTTCTATAGCCAAAACAGTTGTTCCGCCTGTCGGAGTAGCAGTCAGCCTTGCTGTTTTGATTACATTGTATAAACCTGCACTGGAAGCATCAGCATTCAGCAATGCACCTTTTTTGAGTTCAGTTATACCATCAGGAAATCTGTCGGTTTTAACAGTAACTCCGCCAGGTATATCTTCTAAGATTTTTAAAAACACTGGATCATAAACAGATCCGCTATCTTTAGTGATTTGTAAACTCATTATCTTTCACCTCATTTACTCATTGTTTATTGTTGTTGTTATTGTCTTTCCCTTTGTTGATTTCTATGACTTCCTTACCCTGAAATGGTTGTCCTGCAGCCCCTTCGTTTCGCTGTTTTGCATATTCCTTAGCTTTTTCTTCTTCGATAGTTCCTGCAGATTGTCCCTTTAAAGGTGTTCCGCCATCTTTCAGCTTCTTGTCTATTTCTTCCTGTTGCAGTGTCAAGACCTCTTTTTTCAAGTTCTCTACTGCTTCCGGAATGTCTTCATCTTTTTCCACTGTAATAAATTTGGAAAAGCCCTCTTTCAGCCCTGCCTTAGACAGTGCATCTTTAATCGTGGCTTCCCTTCTTGACTTTACAGTCGTTTCACTCAAGCCCTGAACCAGTTTAGTTAAGTTGCTAACCTGGTCTGTTAAATTTGCGATTGTTTTCTGGTCTTCTGTCATGCCTTCTTGACTCTTTTCTTTGTCTTTGTCTGCTTTTTCCTTAGCTGCCTTTTCCTCTGCTTCCTTTTTAATCTTTTCATCATGGGTTTTAATTGCCTGAGTAACCCGCCTGTCCGTTTCACTCTGGAGATACTTCTTAAAAGATTCTTCCAGTCCAGCATCTTTTAATGTCTTCAAAATCTTGTCAGGGTCTGCTGTGCCTGATTGCTTACTTTTAAGCTTTTCTATCTCCGCATCTATTTGTGATTCATCTGTTATTGTGATGTCTTTAGACAATTCCTCATCAAGCCCTGCTTTCTGCAGTGCCTGTTTAAGTTTGAGTAATAGTGCTTCGTCCATCTTTATTTACTCCTTTACACATTAAATAATTTAAAATAAAAAAAACCGCCAGAAGAAGTAATTAAACTTCTTAAAGCGGTTCTCATGGAACTCTACGATATTTAATTTTAATTGCCTGCCTTTTGTTTATTTGTCTGGCAAGGCTAATTGCCCGATAACTTGTAACGCAGTATAGAGGTTACCGAGCATTATTTAAAAAACTTAATATTTTACTTTTTCAACATCTGCTTTTGTTGTACATTTATTGACTTCTGGTCTTAATTTATTTTCACTTATCACAAATTCACCATTATCAAATATTTCAACATTCATGCTACCACTACAATTCCAGCAGATTGTTTTTAAAAGCTCTATTTTTTCTTCAGTAGTCATAATCACCTTTTTTCATTTTAATTATCTACCCTGTTACCCTTGACGTTTCATTAATCGGATTTTCCAAGGTTATTAACTTACCATTAACGCTTTCCAGAGTATTTTCCCACCACCTACGCTGTATTCACAGTTTCAGTAGTTCATTTCTATTTTATATTACATTTGCTGTTTTGTCAAAGGTTTTATTTTATGATAAACACCTCTTTTGCTCTTTAATCATCCTTTTCATACCACCTATAAATTAATTTACCCTCTTTGTTTCGATGTGTCTTAGTTTCAAAATTGTCATCTCTGTATCTACCATTACTATCTTTTAAAGGTAATGTTTTATAACCTAACTTTTTTATAAACTCAATATCCTTTTTGGCAACTATAACACTGCCTTTTATTTTATTGTGTCCGCAACAACTTGCCATTGTTTCAATACCTAAAGACCATAGATATTTTATTTCTTCAGCTATACATCTATCGATATCAACACTTTTTCCTTCGGGTGTTATTAAAGTAACAACATTATCGTAAGTTCCAAAACCAACATTTACACAATCACACATTAATTATTTTCCCTCTCTCTTTCCCTCTTAATCTTTCTGTCCAGCTTCTTCCGTCTCAACTTTCTATTATGTTTTTTCCACCACGGGGAATATTGCCACTGGGAATCTTTCCAGTCATAAACCTCAACTACTCTTTTATCATCAATATTAGGATTAGATTGACTGCTCATAGCCTTTAGCCCCTTCCGTAATATTTTCCATAGCATTGTCATAGTAGTTTTTGACATCAGCTGTTTTCATAGATTCCCTTCCAAAACTTCCTTAATCTGCTTAACCTGCTTATCCAGTATCCACCCGCTATCAATTACCCAATCTCTATAAGCTTTTGAATCATAATCACCAGCAGTTATCATCTCTACCGCTTCATCAACAGTGTTAAACCGCATATTGTTAGAATATAAACCGCCACTACCTCTGAAATTGTGTACTACTGGTTTAATGCCCCTTGCCATAGCCTCAACAATAGAGTAGCTGTAAGCTTCAAATAAAGATGTATGCAGTAAATAGTTCTTATCCTGCCAGAAGCTGTCCATGTCGTTTATCCAGCCGTGAAAGATTATATTATTCTGTAAGTTCATTTCCTTAATCAGATACTCTAAATAAACCTTATACCGCAAGTCCTGATATTTGCCTGCAACATGCAGTATATACCGCTTATCCTTTTTAACCAGCTTATCCATAATCTGCAACATCATCTGCGGATTCTTTTTATAGTTTATAAATCCAGCCCATGCAACATTAAAGCCGTGTCGGTGTTCGTTAAAGGGAATATTAGCCATATCAAGCCCGTTATAGATTATGCAGTCATCTACCTTGCCTATTATTTCAGGTGCAAGCTCATGTAATACTTCTTTGACATGGGGAGCTACAAATATAAGCTTATCAACATTAGCCCAGTTTATCTTTTTAGGGTAGTCAGTAAATATTTCGTAACTGTGAAGCCTTACTATTACCTTCTTGCCTTTAATGCCTTCATAGTTTGTAGCCACTATTGTAGATTCATTAGCCCATTCACAGAAGATAATATCGCCCCATTCGATAGCGTTATATACTTCCTGCTGTGTAATAACTGCAAATTTCCGCACCAAATAATCATCTGATAGCCTCTCAATAATCTGGTCAATAAACTGGTCAAGCCCTGAAAGACAAATAAAAGCCAATTTCTTCATTTTGCAAATACCCTCAAATATTCTCTAATAAATTCCGGATTATCCCTAATGAAACAGCCTACACCGGTAGTAAGCATAATATTAATAGTTTCTTCATCGGTTTCGTTAGTTCTATCGAAAGTCATTTCCCACTTTAAGCCGTGCATGGATTCATGCAACAATACCTGCAATTGTCTCTGGTAGCATATATCTTTTCTTACATGTATCTCTTTTTCTGATTCCCTTATACGTCCATCAAGTGGTGTATTATCAGTAGCCCTGATGTCATCTTTATAGACAATTGTAAAATCACTTGATACAATCCTCAGTTTATCAAATCTTTTCCCTTCAGTCCCTTCATTCATGGTTTTAATATTTTCTCCTTTACTTTAAAATCGTTTGTTAAATTATCCTTTATCCATACAGGCTTGTTCTTGTAGTTTTTAATTTTCTCTGCGTTTATATCAATCCAGTTTTCAGCTCTCTTGGGTATCTTATTGACATATTTGGATTTAGCAATCTTGCCGGTCTTCATATAATTTAGCGAATCTTTTTTGTTAAGCATTATTGATGTTGAGTAACAAATGCATTGCGGATGCCAGCCGGTAAAAACAAAACCTTTAGGGTAACGGCCATATAATGAATCGCAAAGATCATAAATCGGATGTGCTGCTGATAAATGCACCTCAACTCCAACAATAAAATCAAGCTGCTGCCGTCTGTGATAATCGCTTAACCTGTATGCCACGTTGGTTTCATTTCTGGTTAGCCTTAAAGCATTCTTGTATGAGCTTCTATAGATGCCTGCCCCTGGATGATAACCCCTTGCTGCCTTACTCAGTACAAGCTTTCCGTCCTGCCTTATCCGTCTAAACAGTTTGTTTGGTTCATTCAAATATTTTTTAATGTCTCTTGCGATGTCTGCTGCGGGTTTTCCTGTAGATATTCCGGATGATAAATATAACTCTATCTGGTCTCTTGCACCGTTTACCAGTCTCCATACCCTTTCGCTGATTGTA